TGTGGTCTAAATTAAAAGGTGAATTTAATGATGGATCATTTAATGACAAAGATGTTAATCAACATCAATTAGAATCATATGGACTACAATACCATGAGAAAGCAAAAACATTAAATGCCAACTCATCTGAATCTGAAATATTTAATGTTATGGGTCAATTACAATCACTACAGAGAATTAAAAAATCTGGGGAATTAGAAAGCAGTTATCAAGAGAAAGAACAAATTACCCAACATGGAAAATCCAAAGCGTAAGTTATTTTTTTTAATTGCATTACCTAGATCTGGCAATACTTTATTTGCAAGTATTATGAATCAGAATCCTGAAATAGCTACAACAGCTAATTCGGTAACTTTAGAGATAATGAAACATATTTATTTAATAAAGACAACAGAGACTTTTCAAAACTTTCCTGACCACAAATCTTTAGATAATGTTTTAGATAATGTGTATACTTTATATTACAAAGACTGGCCCCAAAGAATCATTATAGATCGTGGACCTGTATTAACAAGCGGTACTCCTGGAAATTTTGAATTGATGAAAAAACATTTTAAATATGAATTCAAATGTATTATTTTATTAAGAGATTTAATGGATGTATTTGCAAGTTATATGCAATGGTATACGGAAAACCCCGATGCTTTTCCGAATAAATATGGTTTAAAGAATGATGAAGAAAAATTACGACAATTAATGAGAAAAGATGGGGCTATTGTAAAAGAAATTAAAGCTATTCAAACTGCATATAAATATCCTGAAATATGTCATTTTGTAAAATACAATGATATAGTTGCAAATCCTGAACAAGAGTTTAGAAAAATATATAAATTTATAGATGAACCTTATTTTAATCACCGATTTATTGATCTAGATCAAGTAAAAATAAATGGTTTATGTTATGATGATAAAGTAGTTGGAAAGAATATGCATAAACTGTTTGCTGGGCCAGTTAGAAAAGTGTATAATCCATACATAGAAAAAATTCCAGAAAGGATAAAAGAAGAATATGGACACATCAGATTTTAAATTTGACTTTATATTTTTAGGTCAATCGATCTTAAAGTATCAAGTTCCATTAGATATATTTTCTACAATTAATAGTATCTATGAACAGAACTTTCATAATCTAGCACCAGCTAATGGACAATTGGTAGGTAAAATAGAAGATGAACATTCTCTATTTTATAATGGTCAGGATCAGACAAAGATGAAAAATCATAATAAGTTACCACTAAACGTAACAGATTATTTTATGCAAGTGTTCAAACACTATTTAGCATTTAATAAAATAAGAGATTATGAGTTACATCTTAATTCTATCTGGGTTAATGAAATGAAACAGCACGAATATAATCCAGCACACATTCATAGAGGTATGTTATTTACTGGTCTATCAAGTGTTATGGTTTTAAAATTACCATCAACATATGGTAAAGAATATTCAGCAGGACATATACAACAAAACGGTAGACTACAAATATTAGGGGCTAGTAATGGTCAATTTGCAAAGATAGATTATCAACCACCAATGGACCTTAGAGATTTTTATGTATTCCCTTATGATATGAGACACTGCGTATATCCATTTAACGGAACTACTGAGACAAGACGAACTCTCGCTGCCAACTGCGATGTACAGTTTGATCCAATAAAAAACAGAGGTGCTACATAATGGATAAACAATATTACATAGATAATCACATAGGTATATTTAAAAACTTTGTGCCTAATAAAATAATAGATCAATATATAAATTATTTTGATAAATGTGAAAAACAGGGTGCAGTTTATCCTCGAAAAGAAGATGAAGTATTAGTGTCTGATAATGCCATAGATACTATAAGAACACTAAATGTTGCATTAACTTATACTAACGAACCTTTTATAGATTTGTTTTTTAAAGAAGTATATCCATTATACACGCAAAAATATTCTCATTTAAAAAACTTATCTACACATAATATTTTAGAAGTTAAAATACAAAAAACTAAAGTGGGTGAAGGTTATCATACTTGGCATTGCGAAAACGCTGGAATGAAATCAAGAAACAGAATACTAGCTTTTATGGTATATCTTAATGATGTAACAGATGGTGGCGAAACAGAATTTTTATATCAAAAATGTAGATTCAAACCAGAGAAAAATACTATGTTAGTTTGGCCTTCACAGTTTACACACGTTCATAGAGGCAACCCTCCTTTATCGAACGATAAATATATAATAACGGGATGGGTAGAATACGGATATTAATATGATAACAGAACCACGATGGCGATCTTTTATAGTTGAGACAACAAGACCAATCTTTACCCCTGAACAATGCCAAAAGATTATTCAAGCAGGAAGAGCTGAACCTAGACAAACTGCAGAAGTAGGTATTAACAAAAATAACAAGAAGGGTGAGGGAATAGATACTAAAACTAGAATTTCACATATTAGTTGGATACCCTTTCAAAAAATGAGAGATATGTACAAAGACATAGAAAAAATGATGTTAGCTACAAACGGTAATCATTTTGGTTTTGAGGGAATGCAAATAACAGAGCTGGCACAATATACAGAATACGCTGAAGGTGGGTTTTATGAATGGCATGTAGATAATGATATAAACATGGCTCATGAACCACCGGTTAGAAAAATATCTATGACTTGTTTATTATCTCCTGAATCAGAATTTGAAGGAGGTGATTTAGAACTTCAAAGTAAAGATAAGGTTGCAAAAATGAAACAAGGTCATGCTATATTCTTTGCATCCTTTATTAGACATAGAGTAAAACCTGTAACTCGTGGTAACAGAAAATCTTTAGTTATGTGGTTTGGAGGGACACCTTTAAAATGATTAAAGCTGCTTACTTTCCAACTGTTATTTATGCAAAAGATGTTAATTTAGATAATAGACTTTTTGAAAAAGAAATTATTGAATGGTCTCAAAAAGATAAAGGAGTTAAAAGAACTAATATGAATGGTTGGCATAGCACAACTGATATGCATCAAATACCTGTATTCAAACCTTTGGTAGATGAGTTATTTAAAATGCAACACGAAATATTTGGAGAAGAGTGGTTAGATAGTGAACCTATAATTGGAAATATGTGGGCCAACATAAACCCACCAGGTGGATATAACCGACCTCATTTACATCCTAACAGTCATTTTAGTGGAGCGTATTATATTAAGGCCCCTCAAAATTCTGGACAAATTGTTTTTAATGACCCGAGATCTGGAGCACATATGGTCATGCCTAATAGAAAAAAAGGAAAGCCACCCCCACATCTGTGGAGAGAGGTGCGGGTAGATCCATTAGAAGGTAGAATAATTATATTTCCATCTTGGCTTTGGCATTGTGTTGAACCAAATGAAAGTAATGATATAAGAATATCAGTAAGTTTTAATTTTATACAAAAAGGTTTTGTAATATGATATTTCAACAACAAAAATATCAAGTAATTAAACAAGCACTACCTTACGAATTAGCTAATTTTATATTTAACTATTTCCTACTTAAAAGAGATGCCGTTAAATGGATGTATGATAATAATATAACATATGATAATGGGATATTGGGGACATGGACAGATCAACAAGTACCTAATACCTTCTCTTGTTATGGTGATTTTGTAATGGATACATTACTAGTTAAAATGTTGCCTGTTATGAAACAACACACAGGATTAGAACTGATCCCTACTTATTCATACGCTAGAGCGTATAAAAAAGGGGATATATTAAGAAGGCATAAAGATAGACCTAGTTGTGAAATATCCACTACTTTAAATCTTGGTGGAGATCCATGGCCTATATTTATCGATGGTACAGGGTCTAATAGCGTCATAGACGAGTATAAACAAATACATAAGCCCAATGCTCCAAAAGGCACAAAAATTCTCCTTGATGTTGGAGATATGTTAGTATATAGTGGCTGTGAATTAGAGCATTGGAGAGAACCTTTTGAAGGTACTACTTGCGGACAAGTATTTCTTCATTATAACCATGTAAATGGTCCTTTTGCTGAAAAGAACAGGTTCGACAGAAGGCCAATGTTAGGTATTCCACCAATGAGGAATACATAATATAATGGAGTTATATGTTACAAAAGATAGATATCTTACCTGGGTTCAACAAACAGCTTACCCCTACAGGAGCAGAAGGACAATGGACAGGTGGAGATTATGTACGTTTTAGATATGGTACACCTGAAAAAATAGGTGGTTGGAATCAATTAGGGGAAAATTATCTTACAGGAGCTGCTAGGGCTCAACATCAATTTGTTAATAGTTCTGGTTTTAAATATTCAGCAATAGGAACAAATAGAATTTTATATGTATATACAGGAGGTGTCTTCTATGACATTCACCCTATTAAATCTACTAATACATTAACTAATGCTTTTAGTACAAGTAATGGTTCGCCTATAGTAACAATTACATTTTCAGGAGCACATAATATAAATGCTGGAGATATTATTTATTTAGATAATTTTACCGCTATTACAGATTCTAATTATAGCTCTGCAAATTTTGATGATAGAAAATTTATGGTAACAACAGTACCTACTACTACTACAATTACTATTACAATGGATAGTAGTGAAACAGGAAGTGGTGCAACTACTTCTGGAGGTATCAGGGTTCAACATTATTATCCTGTAGGACCAGCAACCCAGCTTCCTGGTTATGGTTGGAGTTTAGGACAATACGGAGGTACTGTTTCTGGAGAATCAACTACAACTTTAAGTGCTGGTATTAATGCTGTAACTACAACTATAGCTTTAACAGATGCATCTCAATTTCCTTCATCAGGAACTAACTATGTTCAAATAGGAACTGAAGAACTTTCTTACACAGGTATATCTACCAATACTTTAACTGGTGTTACTAGAGGAGTTAGAAACACCACAGCTGCTAGTCATAGTGGTGGAGATACTGTTACTAATAGTTCCGATTATGTTGGATGGGGAGAAGCTGCTAGTGGAGACTATGTAATTGATCCTGGTTTATGGAGCTTAGATAGTTTTGGTAAAAAATTAATAGCTCTAATCCATAATGGTCCTATATTTGAATGGGACTCAGATGCATCAGATGCAACAGCAACAAGAGCAACTATTATATCCGGTGCACCAACAGCGTCACGTGATATGATTGTATCTACTCCTGATAGACACTTAGTATGTTTTGGAACTGAAACTACTATTGGTACATCTACTACTCAAGATGATATGTTTATTAGATGGTCTAATAGAGAAGATATTAATACATGGGCTATTACCTCAACCAATACAGCCGGTTCACAAAGACTGGCTGACGGATCACGGATCATGGGAGCTGTTAGAGGTAGAGATGCAACATATGTATGGACTGATACTGCTGCATTTACAATGAGATTTGTTGGAGTTCCGTTTGTATTTGCCTTTTCACAAGTAGGAACTAACTGTGGTTTAATTGGAATGAACGCTGCAATCGAGGTAGATGGCGCTGCATATTGGATGTCAGAAAATGGTTTCTTTAGATTTACTGGTAGACTAGAATCTATGAAATGCTTAGTTGAAGACTATGTTTATGATGATTTAAATACCACAGCTCAACAATTAATTAATTGTGGACTGAATAATTTGTTTGGAGAAATATACTGGTTTTATCCAAGTAATAGTTCAGAAATAATTAATAGAATGGTTAGTTATAACTATTTAGATTCAAGTCCCCAAAGACAAATATGGGTTACTAGTAGTTTAGATAGAACTACGTGGTCTGATTCTGCTGTATTTGGTAAACCTCATGGTACAGAATATACAGCAGGAAATGATGTATCATATGATGTCGTAGGAAACACTGAAGGTAGAACAGCATACTTTGAACACGAAACAGGAACTGATCAAGTAGAAGCAGGATCCACTACAGCTATTGCTGCCAGTGTTGAATCAGGAGATTATGATATAACAACCACTAAAGAAGGAGGAGCTACCCTTCAAGGAGATGGAGAGTTTTTAATGAAGATTAGAAGATTCTTACCTGACTTTATATCTCAAACAGGCAATACTCAAATTACATTAAACCTTAGAGATTATCCTAATAGCTCACAAGCAAGTTCTCCATTAGGACCCTTTACAGTTAGCTCAAGTACAACTAAAGTAGACACTCGTGCAAGAGCACGAGCAGTTTCTTTAAAGATTGCTAATACAGGAACAGCACAAGACTGGAAATTAGGAACCTTTAGACTAGACATACAACCGGACGGTAGAAGATAATGGGTATAGGTAAATATATAACAAGAAGAACATATCCTGAAGAAAATCTTCAAGCAAGCCTGCCTACTCAACAAGAAGCATTAAGAAATAATCCTCAAGGACTAGGAAGTATTTTTAAAAATGCACGAAGAAGGAATCAAGCAGAAGCAAGCATGCCTACTCACGATGATAGAATTAAATCTGGTATACAAAGACAAATGATTAGTGAAGGAACTGCAACACCTATGGGAAGAACATATGGAAATATGTCTATGGGATATGGTAGACCTAATTATGTAGCAGATAGAAGTCCTGTACAACAAGGATTAAAAGAAATTGAAATAGGAATGGCTCCGTTTGTAGGTAATAGAATGCCTAGTCAACAAGATTTATCTAGTGATTTTTTTATGGATTCTATTACAAAAGATAGTAAATTTTATGATCCATATAAACCTACATTTAGAGATCAAATAAAACAAGGATTAAAAAAAGGATATAATAAATATGCAAAACCTGTGATGGGTGGAATAATGTCAGCAGTTTCTGGAATACCAGGAATGGGGTTATTAATGAATGCATTGGATAGACCTGATCCATATGCTCAAAATAGAATTGATATGTATGGTGCTTACAGAGATCCTAGCACAGGATTTATGAAAGATAAATTTGGATATAATGTAGGAAAAACTTTAATGAAAAATAGATTTATGGAACCAGGTAGTAATTCATATAGATCATATGCATTAGATGCTATGAGAGGAATGAAAAACAAAAATGCATTAGACAATTATTATCAAAAAACTTATAATAAAAGTTTTGGTGATGTTTATAAAGATCACCAAAAAAAGAAAGATCCTTTTAATAATACCAATCCTTTTGCAGGAACAGCAGATAATTTTTCAGGTGGTAACCAACAAGGTAAATCATATAGTGGTAAAAGTGGTAAACCTGGTGGCAGTTCTAGTTATGGTCAAAGTTTTCATGGAGCTAAAGGAGGCATTGCAAGTTTATGGCAAAGATAGTACAGGTTATAACTAGAGCTTCAGAGCAATATGAAGCAGCAGTAGCTCACTCTTTAATAAGAGATTTAGATGGTGTAATAGAAAAATTAAACACCACATATCAAGAAGAAATAAAACAGGAGATAGAAGCATTTAACTTCTTTGTAAATTAATGGCAGTAGTAAACGAATTTAGATTTTATGGAGTAGATAATGATACCACAGGTAACGCTCTTACTATGTTTGGTACGAGTGATAGTGTACAAAATCCTTTAGCTACTGAAACATATATAATAAAATCTATTAAAGTAACTTCAGCGTCAACGCCTACAGTTACCATATTAAATAACGCTATAACAGCTATAAAATCAGCTGCTTTAACAGCTAATGAAACAAGAGAATTATTAACAATGCCGATGGTTGTAGAAGGAGGAACTACCTTGACAGTACAGTCTAGCAATACAGGCTCCTTTGATATAGCTATTAGCTATCTAAA